TATTTTCTCTAGTGATATGGCTATTGGCAATTATGTTGCACAAAGGGCTGGTATCGGTATTAACGCTGGTAGGATTAGGGGAATCAATTCCAGAATTCGTGGAGGTGAAGTCCAGCACACAGGAGTTATACCGTTCCTCAAAAAATTTGAAGCGACAGTTAAGTGTTGTACTCAAAATGGTGTTCGTGGAGGCTCCGCTACGGTTCATTTCCCAATTTGGCACAAAGAAATAGAAGACATTATTGTATTAAAGAATAATAAAGGTAGTGAAGACAATAGAGTTAGAAAACTAGATTACTCTATTCAATTATCAAAACTTTTCTATGAAAGATTTATTAATGATGAAGACATTACACTCTTTTCGCCACATGAAGTACCTGAATTGTACGAGGCTTGGGGGACGGATGCGTTTGATGATGTGTATGAAAAGGCTGAAAGAAAAACCAGTGTTTCTAAAAAGAAAGTATCAGCACAACAAATCTTCTTTGACATCTTAAAAGAAAGAGCAGAAACAGGTCGTATTTACATTATGAATATTGACCACGCTAATACTCATTCTAGTTTCAAAGATAGAGTTACAATGTCTAATCTTTGCCAAGAAATTACATTACCTACTGACCCTATTCAACATATTGATGGTGAGGGTGAGATTGCATTATGTATTTTAAGTGCAATTAATATTGGTAAGATTTCATACTTAGATGATTTAGAAATTCTGTGTGATTTAGCAGTAAGAAGTTTAGAAGAAATAATTGACCACCAAAGATATCCTGTTGTTGCAGCTGAAAAATCTACAAAAGCAAGAAGGTCTTTAGGTATTGGTTATATTGGTCTTGCACACTATCTAGCAAAACATAAATTAAAATATTCAGACCCAGCAGCTTGGAAAGAAGTTGATGAGTTAACTGAAGCATTCCAATATTATCTATTGAAGGCAAGTAATGAGGTAGCAAAAGAAAAAGGACCTTGTGAATTCTTCCATAGAACAAAATATTCAGACGGTATCTTACCAATTGATACCTACAAAAAAGAGGTAGATGAGATTGTAAATCGTAAACTATCTATGAAGTGGGACCAACTTAGAAAAGATATCAAAGAGCATGGGCTAAGACATAGCACACTCTCCGCCCAAATGCCATCTGAATCCTCTAGTGTGGTTTCTAATGCTACAAACGGCATTGAACCACCTAGAGATTATTTAAGTATTAAAAAGTCTAAAAAAGGCACACTAAAACAAGTTGTACCTGATTATCATAGACTTAAAAACTTTTATACTTTATTATGGGATATGAAGTCAAACGAGGGATATATAAATGTAGTTGCTGTTATGCAAAAGTATTTTGACCAAGCAATTAGTGGCAACTGGTCGTATAATCCTGAAAATTATGAAGATAATCAAGTGCCTGTATCAGTAATGGCACAAGATTTATTGACAACCTACAAACTAGGTTGGAAGACTTCTTATTATCAGAATACATATGACGCTAAGAGAGATATTGACGAACCATCACATCCAGTTGGTTGGAAAGATAATGTTGAAGAAGTAACAATACCAACCGCTGACTTGCAGGATGATGAAGCCTGTGAATCATGCACAATATAAAGGAAGTTTATGGCATTTTTGTGTGCAAACATTCCTCATGTGGAGGTCTATGTTAAGAAAGAGTATCTTTATGACCACGAAAAAGGTCATGGTGAATTAGTTGAAGGCATTTGGGTAACTGTAAAGTCAATACAAGGCAGAGCATTATATTTTGAAACATATTTGCCTGAGTATGGTGCAGTTTATGATAAGTTACCTATTAGTGCATTTGTATGGAAGAAAGATTATGAGGGAGATATACCATTACAAGAATTAGAATTATGGGATTGTTTTAGTTATGACATCTCAGTTATAGAAAAAAGATTATTAAAAGGGCAAAGAGCTAAATACTTGTCGCCAAGCAAAAAATGGTACGAAGGATTATATATGTTTACAATAGATAGTTGTCACGCTGACACAAATACTTTAAATGTTTCTTTTAGTGAAACACCAAGTCAGCACAAGTCATTTAACATATTGAAACTATATAATGGCCATTTTGCGGCTCAGCCTAATAACAGAACTTTAATTTTAGATAAGTCTTATACTCCTAAAGAGTTAAAACAACCTGACTTTAAAGTATCAACTGTAGAGTATTCAGTAGAAGATAAAGATAAGTGGACGCTAGGCGATGAAACAGACTATATGTATGGACTAAATGAGAAAGAGGAAAAAGTAAATGAGTAAAAGTGTATTCAGTAAAGAAAAGGGACTAGACTTCACCAAACAACCTATGTTTTTTGGTAAAGACTTACAGGTACAACAATATAGTGATATGAAATATCCTATTTTTGACAAACTTAACCAACAACAACTTGGTTATTTCTGGAGACCTGAAGAGGTTTCTTTACAGAAAGATAGAAATGATTATGCAGAACTAAGAGATGAACAAAAGTTTATCTTTACAAGTAATCTAAAATATCAAACTATGTTAGATAGTGTGCAAGGTAGAGGACCTTGTCTAGCATTTTTACCTTTCTGTTCATTACCAGAATTAGAAGGTTGTATTGTAACTTGGGATTTTATTGAAACTATCCATAGTAGAAGTTACACATACATTATTAAAAACCTGTATTCTAATCCAAGTGAAGTATTTGATACTATTATTGAAGATGAAAGAATTGAAAGACGAAGTGAATCTGTAACAAGAACTTATGATGACTTAATTCAGTTAGGTTATAAATGGCACCTTACACCAGATAAAGTTGATTTACAAGAACTTAAAAAGAAAATGTATTTAGCTATGTGTACTGTGAACATCTTAGAAGGCCTAAGGTTCTATGTATCATTTGCTTGTTCATTTGCATTTGGTGAATTAAAACTTTTAGAAGGTTCAGCAAAGATTATCTCATTTATTGCAAGAGATGAAAGTCAACACCTTGCAATGTCACAAACAGTTATTAATAACTGGAGAAATGGTGATGATAAAGATATGATGAAGATTATGAAAGACAATGAACCTGAAGTTTACAAAATGTATGATGAAGCTGTACAGGAGGAGAAGCGTTGGGCAACATATCTATTTTCCAAAGGAAGTATGATTGGTTTATCCGAAAAACTGTTACACCAGTTTGTAGAATATATGGCGAACAGACGAATGAAAGCAATCGGCCTAGAACCAAGATACGAACAAAAACAAAATCCACTTCCGTGGGTAGACCACTGGTTAAATAGTCGTTCACTACAAAACGCACCACAAGAAACTGAAATTGAAAGTTATGTGATTGGTGGTATTAAACAAGATGTAGAAAAGGATCAATTTAAGAAGTTTAAACTGTAATGCCAAACGAGAAATCAAAAAAGCACTGTACTTCCTGCGACACTAAATATACCATAACTTGGAATATTGACGAGCAAGATTTAGAGCCGTTAACTTGTCCATTTTGTGGATTTGAGGTAGAGCATGAAGAAGACCAGGATGAAATCTGGACAAACGACAGTAACGAAGACGATAATTGGAATTGATTATAGTTTAACAAGTCCTGCTATCTGTGTGAATAATGGTAACTTGATGTTCTATTATTTAACAAGTAAGAAAAAATGGACTGGTGTGATTAGTGAGGAAATAGTTGGTTATGAACATAAAGAATGGACAGACCCAATACAAAGATTTACTTTTATCTCAGACTTTGCTCTGGATATTATTTCAACAACAAACAATCCCACCATATACATTGAAGGATACTCCTTTGGTTCAAAAGGCCAAGGAGTTTTTCAAATTGCTGAGAACTGTGGTATTCTTAAATACAGATTACTTGAAGATAAGTATGGTTATAACACCGTTGTACCATCTGTGGTTAAGAAAGGTGCAACAGGCAAAGGTAATGCTGATAAAGATATGATGTATGAGGCCTTTGTTAAAGATACGAATATTGATTTGAAAAAACTATTTGATACTGATAAAGTAGGTAACCCCATATCAGATATTGTTGATAGTTATTATATACAAAAAGTTGGTTATAATGGATTACAAAAGTAAAGAAGACGCAATTATATTCCCATATATAAAGTCTTTATATACTTCAGGCAAAATCATTGATGTTGGTTGTAAGTCAGGTAAATGGGCTCTTTTTTTAAAAGAT